GTTGGTTCACCTACATAGAATATTCCAGTATCAACATATTTCTTATTCGCTGCCTGATAGCTCGTTGTTGGTGCAGATGATGGTGTTAACGGAAATGAAGTGAATGTCTTTACATCAGCGATCGTCTGAGCGCCGCTGCGAGTAACTGCATTGACAAGGTTCGCAACAGGGAATGCACCTGCACTAGAAGGAATGCCTCCTAAATTTGCTATTGCCGTTCCATGGACCTTACTTGCCGTTGTGATTGTTGCAAGCTTTGAATCAGCAAGTGCCATAGATGCATGACACATTGCATTTGTAATCATTAAGGCTGAATCAATCCGTGCCTCAATTGCGTCCCAATTTGAACGTAAACCTCCGGGTAGGTTGATTATTAATCCATTGTTTGTAGGTTTCGTTTTATCAAAAGCCATATCTGATCCTTACTTAAAGGGGACGAAATAAGGGGAACATGCCCCAACTGCATACGGTTTCCAAAATTCGCCTTTCTTAATGGTGCACCCAACTGTGTAGGCGAATGTGCTACCAATCGTTGTGTATACTCTGCCATGTGCGATAAGCGCGATTGAGGCAGCGGTGTCACCAATATAGACACTTGCGTCACAATAAGTATTATTTACTCTGCTACCACGAACGTAGGCTTTCCCATCATACTTTGCTTTATATATAACATCTTTCGTTAAAGCTGTTACGGTAGATGCGAAGGTGACGTTATTGTTTGTGACTACTTGGTTTGATGGACTATTATCATCAACGTTATTATTGAAATGCATAAGTAGTTTAATATCACCATCATTTGTATCAAAGGTTACATTGTTATTATTCGTGAAGGTATGTCCGATATATCCACTATCAAGGGCATTGTTGTCCATGTGCATTAAAAGATATGTGTATGCATCTGATACAAGTTCTGTGGTTACAGGAGTGATTGTGTCAGTCATACCTGCATTCGGTGTCGCGTTATACACATTTCGTTTTATTATTCGCACTTCATCAACAGAACAATCTGAATAATAGTCTTGATGCCGTCCTAATTGACAAGGGTATCCTGAAAGGTTTGCAGTGATCGTCTGCTTATAGTATGCAATCTGAACACCATCAACGTAGAGGCCCCATTCGTCAGCAACCTTACAAGCTGCTATATGGTATTCCTGACCGGCAACTGCTGAAACAGATCCTTCTGCTAAACCAACTCTAACATGGTCATCAACACACCAAAATCTCCAACCATAGGCACCTTTTATATGTTCAAGATACCATGCATGATTACCGATATTATCATCGCAGGTAAGCATAAAATTATAGGTGTCGTTTACTGGGTCATCAAGCTTCACTCTACATTCAATAGTCCAATTATCGCTAAGACTATTACAACAATTGAATGCAGTTGCATGAGCCGGTGTTGCAAGATATGATTTCCCTACACTATTGAACCTGGCTGAATAATCAAGTGTTGTTCTCTCGAAGGTGATACCGTTGTTCGTGACGGTATGACCTGTGTTCCCACTATCAACAACATCATTGTCAAGATGCAATAACAGATGTGTGTTCGCGTCTGCTGCATGCTTTGCAGTTGGGACGGTGATAGTATCAGTCAGCCCTACATTCGGTGTCGCGCTGAATGCATTAGAGTTTTGGACTCTGAACTCATCAAGTTTCATGTTTGCTATGTATGTTCCTGTTCCCCCTATATAAAAATCACCCGCTATTGTCCCGATTGAATCATCTTGTGTATAGCCACGTTGCACACCGTCAATGTATAAGCCAACATCCTTGGTCGTTCCTGTGCCATTGATGACAAGAGCATAATGATGTTCTAACAGATCAGATATAAACCCATTGTCTGCAGTGGAACATATTAAAATATTACCACCTATGTTACATTGATATTGCACACCGTTATTTGCTTGATGTATTTGCAGTTGTAAATTATTCGTTCCGTCCGTCTGCGTCCACATCACATCATTTGTGCCAAGCTTTGTGAGTTGTGCTTTCCAATCAATAGTATAATCAGATGAATTATCTCCTATAAAATTCCAGTCAGAATGGTCTGGGATTGAAATATTTGATGATGAACCATCAAAGACACCTCTCCAACTACTGCCAATAGATGAAGCGATATAAGTAATGGTATCTGTAAGACCAACGTTTGGAGATGCATCAAAGAGATTATTTTTTGCTATCCGTAGTTCTTCAATGTTTCCTTGAAAATAATCTGTGCCGTCTCCATCACGACCAACGTTTATTGTCCCGGTGAATGTATCAGTAGACGAGTCATCAACATAACAAATTTGAACATAGTCTTTATATATGCCAAACTTACTTCCCTTTTTACAAAGCGCGATATGATGAAAGTCAGTATCTTCTATTTCTCCTCCACTCGTTGATTGTATAATTGTATTTCCACCACTCGTTGCAGAGAATGATATGCCAGTTCCATGAACATGAACGAGCTGCCATCTGTTATCTGCGTCTTCCCATTGCCCGATATAAATTTCCGTCCCTACATGATCTGAATGTTTTACATAAAAATCTATCGTGAAATCATTAGAAGAATCTGCAATCAAATTTAAATCAGAACTTGCAGGTATTGTAAGGTATGCAATACTTCCATTGAAATAAGCACAAAGATTATCTGAATCAATTTGGATACTTGACTCTTGGTCTATGTCTGTTGAACCTATATCTTCAATCGCAACGGCAACATCATCAACGTATTTTTTCGTTGCCATTTGATAATCAGTTGTAGGATCTGTAGAGGGAAGAATAGGAAATGAATCAAATGTCTTTATACCAGCGACATTTTCATTACCTGATATTGCAACGGCATTGCCTAAATTTGCAACAGGGATTGAGCCCGCGCCACTTGGAATGTTTGCAAGATTTGTGAGTGCAGGTCCTGATACTTTATTGGCTGTCGTTATCTGTGCGAGTTTGCTATCTGGTAATGCCATACTGCTACTGCATTTTGCATTCGTTATCTGCAAATCGGTATCCGTCCCGAGTTCAATCGCCGTTAAGTTTGCACGGATTTCAGCCGGTGCATTTACAAGTAATCCATCATCTGCGGGTTTTGATTTATCCCATGCCATAGCTATGTCCTAAATGGTCTGAACCAAATGGTTGCAGATCCGGTGTTTGAATTTGCTTGCCATGTAGCGCCTGAAGGAATTATTACAGAGCTACATGACATATATGCACTTGAAATTCCAATGCATCCATTGTTTACAGAATAAGTAGTGCCATTTACAGTCCAGGAAAAAGCATGTTGCATTGTATTATCTGATTGTCTTCCACATTGAAAAACAACTTCACCGGCACATTCAGAGACATACTCTGTATTTTTCACAAATGCATCTCCAACACCCCCAACTTGATCTTCGTCTGTATTTGTGAATGAACCCATGACTGATGCATTGTCATCAACATATGCCTTGTTTGCTATCTGGTAATCACTTGATGGATCAGAAGATGGCGTAACAGGGAATGATGTAAATGTTTTTACATCTTCAATTGTTTGTGCGTCTGATGTTTTCATTACGTTAGCTAAATTCGATGTAGGTATATCACCAACGAAAGCCCCAAGACTTGCAAGACCGGTGAGTGCTAGCCCGTCTACTTTACCTGCAGTTGATATGGTTGCAAGTTTTGAATCAGCAAGAGACATAGACGCATGACATTTTGTTTCATCAATTTGCAGAGAATTATCTGTGCCTGTTTCAATCGCTGACCAATTTGCACGAATGAGTCCCGGTGTGTTTATTAATAGTTCATCATCATCTGGTTCTGATTTATCCCATGCCATGTTTATCTTTTGCCTCTAATGTTTTTTGATGTTGTTCTTTATATTTATCTAACACTACTGTCATGTCATGCAACTCAAGACCAAATACGTCTTGCAACAGATCGATCCAACAATCCGCATGGACGTATGGAGTGCGGGCATAGTTTTCTTCATGCTCTTTACATTTGAATAGATTCGGCATACCACTTACACCGGGCAGGATTATCGCGCCGCTGATTTTAACCATAGCCGGTGTTTCAATTTCTTTTTTGCAATAATTGCAAATCATCGTTGCTCTCCTTTTCTTTTACTTTTACGAACTCTTTTGCTTTCGATAAAAAGGAATTTATTTGAGGACGATTGACTTGACTATCAACTGAAATCGTCCGATACTTTTGGTCTTCTTCACCACTATCACTCACGAAACGATACATAAGTATTGCTTTTTGGTAATCTCCTTTTTCATCGAATTCAATAATCATTTTATGTGGTTTTATATTCTTTTCCATATCGCCTCCTATATTCCATGAGCATGGTATTTAAAATTACCTGTGGCGGTTGTAGTTCCATCTGCTTGATATAACATAACAGTGCACCCGCTTGTTGAAAGGTTTGTTATCTTATGTAAAAAAGCTAACCCATCAAGGACATCGATTGCGACAAGTGGTGTTTCATGAAATGTCTTTGAGAACAATATTGCTTTGCCACTTGCAGCAACAGTGACTTCATCAGCAGTCTTTTCATCTATGTCCGGCAAGTCTGTCTTGACTGTAAGTGCTGATACAATTGTAATCGTTTCCGGGTCTTCATTTGTTATCGTGCATCGTATCTGATAGTATCTCATATAGAAGTCAGCAGAGATAAGAGTTTCCCAATCAGTCCATGTTGCATTATCTTCTGACGTTCGTATTTCAAAAAGGATACTACTCGGTTCTTCTTCTCCAGCCCATCGTAATGTTGTGCTATCATTCAATGCTTGTGTCGGATTTGATTCCCATGTTAAGGCTTCTGTGACCGTAATGGTATAATCTATAAGCACACGCGATTCACAGAGATAAGTAAGATCTTTAATATTTGAATAATACTCCATCGTTGTTTCGTCAGCGTCCATTTGAAGATTGCCACCTGATGTGAGATAGTAATTTTCCCCTGCTGGATCTTCAATCACACGGAATATCATATCATCTGTTCCACTTATCGTCCAGCTACCATCATTATATCCGGCGCTTCCTGTGGCATAACCACTTCCTGTATCAACTTCAGCTTGGATATAATTTGTGTCACTTGCCGTATAATCTCCATGCATGACAAACCAATACAATGTTGTCGCGTCTAATGAAACATCTGCATCAAAAGTAAAGTATGTCCATATAGGCCCCGCACCTATAGTAGACACCGCAACTTTATTTGATGTGGCAAGTGGTGTTCCACTTGGTTCACCCGTAGAGTCTGCTTCGATGGTAAGCCATACAGAATCAACATCAATTGATTGACTTGATGATGACGACGATGAACTTGAACTTGACATTGATGAACTGCTCGATGACGATGACGACGATGAACTTGACATCGATGAACTACTTGATGATGATGATGAACTTGACGAGCTCGCTGATGATTGACTTGATGATGATGAACTTGAACTTGACGATGAAAGACTTGACGATGACGATGATGAACTTGAACTTGACATTGATGAACTGCTTGACGATGAACTACTTGAACTCATTGAAGAACTTGACGACGACGATGATGACGACGACGATGATGACGACGACGATGATGATGAACTTGCTGCAGTGCTATAATCTGTTCCGTCTAATCCATAGAAATATATCTCTTCAATTTCAGATTGAGATAATACTCTATCAAATATAGCAACCTGTTTGAGATGACCGTCAAAGATGTCTGAACTATCGCGACCACCTATGTTGAGCATTTTATCCCCTGTTGCAAACGTCCATGACTTTAATGCGTTTGCGACATCAACACTGTTTCGATATATTCTTGCAGTGGTGCTATCGTAAGTAGCCGCGACATGATTCCAACTACCAATAAATGATGTGCCATACCCTGAATACACAAGATCATCTTCATACGAAGATGCAACACCAAAACCAAGATCCTTTTCTGCATTTGCACCGGTGAAGTTAAACATGTAATCGTCTTGTTTGTTCCCGCCATGTCTTACAATTGTTTCTTCCCAGCTCTCGGTATTGTCAAGGCTATCAACTTTTATCCATGCAACGATTGTTATTTCACCTGTGCCAATATTTAAGCTTGAATCAGCAGGGGCAATCGAATAGTCATTCGCGCCATCATAATCATATGAGCCATCTGTATACCCATCAGGGGCATCTGTGGTATACGTTGGTTCACCGGACGCTTTTAAGTCTGCATCGTTTCCATTACTTGATGAGTCTGTAATGGGATCCTCGCTTGTTTCCATCATGTAGGCACAAATAAGATTCGCGTCATTGAGGTAGTTTGTGTTTGGGTTACTGCTTGATGATGAACTACTACTGCTTGAGCTTAACGATGATGAACTACTTGATGATGAACTACTACTACTTGAGCTTGACGATGATGAACTAAGTGACGATGAACTACTTGATGATGAACTACTTGATGATGAAATGCTTTCCCCTGATGAACTTGATGATGATGAAGAACTTAATGAACTTGATGAACTCGATGATGACGAAAATGAACTGCTTGACGATGAACTGCTTGATGATGAACTGCTTGATGATGAACTTAATGATGATGAACTGCTTGATGATGAACTGCTTGACGATGAACTTGATGACCATGATGCAACTGATTCACTCGATGATGATGACGACGATGAACTACTTGAACTTAATGAACTTGATGATGACGATGAACTGCTTGACGATGAACTACTCGACGACGACGATGAACTTGATGACGACGATGAACTATCTTCAAATCGGAACGGAAAATCTGCACCGGTAACATCAACGTATGATGATAACGTTTCATCATAATCTTGCACATGTCCTGTTGTGCCGTCATACGTTGCCTTTGCTCGTTCAGATCCTGACGTAGATCCGGTATAAGCCAAAGAAAGTAATATTTTCCATACTGCATAATTCGTTGTATCTGAATTGGGGCTATTCAATCTAAAATAATATGTTCCCGCTGCAAGAGTTTGTTGTGAGATAGTTACATCGAACCATTTGAATGTTTCAGTGAGGTCATCTTTATCTGCTAATGTTCCTGATGTGATAACGGTATGCGCTGAATTTTCTAATGAATAATACACATCATCTGCTGGAGTCGTTGATGTATTTTTTTTCAATATTGCACCAACAGATGAAACAGTCTTTGTTGAATCAAGAACAATTTTCTGAGCAGGAGACCAATTTTCATTTATTGAATAAAAATCGTTACTAAAATATGGTGAACCTTCTGCGGTGCCATCAGTGAACTCACAAAGGAATACAGGGTATCGATCTGCGTATTGCGTTGAATTTGCCCATGTGTCACCTTCCCATTTGAACCTTACAGTCCTTGATGTATCACTTGAATTATCATAAGGAACAATCCTTTCAATCAACTTTTTCCAATAATAAACAGCCATATAATTACTCGCATCAACAGTGCCTGAATCATATTCTATAACGATATGGTATACTGTGCCTGAAGTCAAAGCTACTGATGCGGCTAATACAATCCTTATCCATGTGCCTTCGTCAATATCACCATCAGTAACAGTTGTATCGTTACTGCTTATATATGTGCCGTCTGGGTTACCGCTCGAATCACCTTGAATACCAATTTTATATGTCGGCATTGTTCCAACTACATCAATAAGAAGAAGTTGAATTGCATCAACGGTCTTTGAATTCTGTGCAGTGAAACGCATAGATGTAGCGATACCTGAGCTATGAAATGTAGAGTAAGTCCAATCATCTTCAGAGGAGTCTGGATAAAATACCATTTTAGGATCGTAGGTCATGAGAACGTTCCTTGTGTTTTAAGTGATAACACTACTGTTTTTAATGTTATTGCACCAACAGTAGTAAATGATTGTGCAATGTATGTATTCCCTGCCGTTACTTTGCGAAGTGAGTATGTTGAATCTTCACCACTTATATAATAAAGATTTGAATTATCTAAGTAGTTTGTGCTTTCAATATCTGAACGAATGATGTTCTGAAACGGAATGCCGTAAATAGATACAGTGCCTTCGATTGCGTTTTCAGCGTAATTGCCTGATCTGTCTTTTGCTTTTATCCAATACGATTGGTCTGTGCCGATGACAATATCTCGTAACGTGATTTCATTCCCTGTTCGTTCCTCACCAACTTTTACTGATGCGCCCCATGAGGTCCCGCGTCGTATTTCATAATACAATACGTCGGTATCTGATACCGGAGTCCATCGACACACAACGTAATCACGGTATTTTTTGACGGCAAAATAGGCAACGTCACTTGGCGGTGCATCTTTACCAACTAACGTGAGATCTGATGAAGTAGTGCCATCTGAATAGATATTGTTTATTGAATGTGTTTTAACTCTGACACGATACTTTGAATCAATTTCAAGGTTAAGATTGATCTGATGTGATGTTTCATCTGGTGATGCACTTCCAACACTTTTATATCCTTGCCATGAACCATCTTCATATTTATCTAATTGAATAAGGTATGCATTAAGGAATTCTTTATGCCCTGTTGTTTCAGTCCATGTAACAGTGATGTGTGCAATATGTGTTCCGTCTGTATTTCGCCAACCAACTTCTTCAAGAGATACTGTCGCAACATCAGTTATCGTTGAATAAGGGTTTGCAGGAGATCCATATTCCCAATCGTCAAAGGTGACACTTGAATGCCTATCATCATAAATCGATGAATTATAAGCGCGACATACTAATTGTGAAGCACCAAACCCTATCTCACTCATGGCAATAATTATAAATTTAGCTGCATCCCATTCTGGAAGATTATGTGTAACTGATATAACATCACCTATTTCAAGTAACATAGCTTCTGATGTTGTTTGAAATGAACACCATTCATCATTTATTTTCGTATCATAAAGAGTTTGTTTTGCCATTCGAGATGCTTGTGATTGCCTGGCACATCCATATATTTCTGCAGTCATAGCCCTCAATCCATACATATCTTGATCGAGTTCGTCATCATAACTTTCTGAACGTTTGGCGTTTTTTGTTACCTCTGGATTCCACCATTCCATTATCATTCTATTTGGAGTCTCAGCTGCCTTGCCATATCCATAATTGAATGACCCTCTTATTATATTATCTTCCGTAAAAGCCATGACAGTATTTTGATTTGCTTGATTCATAACAAGCTTATATTTACCATTACTCCTTATAAAATACCCATTAAAATTAACAAGTATTTTCTGTATGTTATCTATGATTGCATGTTCTGTATCTAACACAACAGTCACTTCATATCGTGGCTCAAAATCACCATCATTGTTACTTATTAAAACGTTACAATATTCTGCACATGAACCAAATGAATTTTCATCAATATCATTTGAAGATAATCCAGCACCACCTATTACACGCGAAGTCAATAGATAGTCACGAAGGACGGCTGGCGGGTTATTTGATACAGAAGGTGAGTTTGTTGTCCATGATCCAGTTGTGCTATTCCACGTTTGTATTTTACGACCTTTAATTTTTATAATCACTGTAGGATTACCGCTAACTTTATCACCGGACTTCAAAGTAACTGCAAGATAGCACACATTACGCAACCCTTTGACTTCGCCACTGCAACGAGAGTCAGGAGTTTGTGTTGATGTGCCTGAGTAAAAAGTATAGGAACAACCAGACAACGTGTTTATATCAGTTCCATCAACTTCAACTTCTGTTATACTATCACATTCACCAATACCAAGAACAAGAAATCGATTGACAGAAGTAGTCGGTGATGATTGCCAAATTACATTACCACCGACATAGAAACCATCACCAACTCCATCTCCATAAAGAATGGGAACTATAAGCTGATTTGAGAATGTATTCTGTATAATCGTTGAAGCATATTTTGATGAAGGAGTGTTCATCTTGTCAGCGCCACGAAGAGCATTAACAATCGAAAAGATCATAATAGCATACATACATAAAGTAAGGACTATTTGCCCTACTATGATAGCCGCTGCAATTACCATAGCCATTGTTCCACCGGCAACTAATGCAGCTGTGAGCACAGATGCGGCGCCCGCTACTATGCCTGTTATAACAAAGGCGTATGCATGTTTGCAGAATATCAAACTAAATACAGCTAACAATATAAGTATTTTATATTTTCGTTTCATCTATCCGTATTCCTTTCACAAACAACCGTATAAGTTTTTTATACGTTACAAGGCATGTTCCCATTTTCTTTGTTGTCGTAAGACATTTATCATGGTTTACGATGACTCCAACTGCAACGTCATCACGCAATCCTTTATACACCATAACATCGCCTGGTCGAAGATCATTAATATCATCAATAGTTTTTGTCCCGCAATGTTCCATATAGGCATCGATAACTCGTTGAACATCGTTCTTTCTATTACGGAAGAACCATAGAATAGGAATTTTCCCGTTAGTCCATGGCAAGTTTTTATGTAAGATGTGTTTATAATACAGATGCACAATGCCAAAACATCCGCATTGTTTTAAATTATGTCGACGGAATTTATATGGTATGCCGATAAGTTCATTCAGTTCCATTATAGATTCTCCAATGGTATTGTATGAAATCCATGATAATTTGCATCGTTTGAATAAACATCTTGACACATAGCAAGTGTTTTATCACACCCACGATAAATAGTATATCCATCACCTGACGAAATGGTGTATGGTAAAGCATAATCTAATACAGCTGTATTTGTTGATTGTGTAAAGTCAATGATCTGTCTTGATTCACCGTCATTATTACCTGAAGTAAATGTAACAGAACCAAAATTCCAATAATTATCTGAGTGAGTAAGACCAGCGCTATCAATTAATTCTGATTTTGTGCCCCCTGTTGCAGTGCTTGATTTTTTATTTGAACTTATATTTTTATCGACTTTACAAAACAAATCACCAAACTTTGAATTACAATCAATTTCATAAGGCCACCCGGAAACAATATCAAGACTCCCAATTTTAGGTAAAGCCTCTATCATTACTGTTCGTGTTTTTCTTTTTTGCTCAAAAATTATTGACTGTATGAATCCATCAAAGAGAACAAGGGCATTATTAACATCGTTAAGTTGATCTCTAAATGCAAGCCTGACAACAAGCCGTTTATTTCTAAAATCATATTCAGCTGCATACGATGACATAGCTTTATTGACATTATCAACGGTGAATTTAACTCGTTCTATTTCACCTTTGCTTGTTTTTTGTATACCATCTCTTTTAATCCCAAGCGGTTGATATGTTTTTTGTTCTTGGTTTATATAACCAAAGAAATTGATTTGCTTATAAAAACTTACGATATGGACAGTGTAATCATCTTCACTTGTTTGCGAACCGAAATAAAAATCATAGATTTCGATTGGCTTTATGGTGAACATTTGTCGGATTGCATTGAGTGTTGAATTTAAGGTAAGCATTATCCTCCTTTAACCACTCGACGAGCTTGATGAACTCGACGAGTTTCCGTTTGGTGGAGAAAAAGTATTCCATCTGACTTCTCTGAATTTCAGTCCGGCATGAAGCAATTGATATGCGGCAAGATCGCGGGTAAGTTTATCTTCAGCGAACCGGACTTTATAATAGAATTCATACGTCACAAGAATTTCACCGTTACTAGGAACTGAATCAAAAGTGATATATGATTTCTCT